AGGCGGGATTTAGCAAGTGCGCTCTTATAGTGAGCAACACGCACCCATACCAACCCTACATCACTAAAGACAACTGCATTGCAATCAACCACCCAAGCGAATGGGCAGGAGCAATCAAGAGGCTAAACGAAAACCCCAACCAAGTCCAAGACCTTGCAGATTCGTTATACGAGTACGTTCAGTATTTCACGATGGACAAAATAAACGAACTACGATGCTTTACATTGTAACCCCTTGCTCACGCCCACAAAACCTCAAGTACATCAGGCAGCACATTCCCGAGTGGGCTACGTGGGTGGTGATGATGGATGCCTCTACCGACTTCAAAGAAGCAACAGGCGCAAACGTAACGCACTACTCAAAGAAGACAGGTGATTGGGGACACCCATTACGTAACGAGTTCCTTGACCTATACCAAGACCAATTCACGCAAGACGATTGGGTTTACTTCTTGGATGATGACAACATTCCGCACCCGAAGTTCAACGAGCAATGGTCAAGCCTGCATAATCTTGATTCATCAATCGTAACTTGGGGACAAGAAGGTAGGCTCCGCCCAACCGACCAACCGAAGGTAGGCAACATTGATACTGCTTGCTTTATGTTCAAGCCATACCACCTACCAAAGCTGCGCTTTAATATGAGCTACGAGGCTGATGGGTTGTTCGCTGAAGCAGCATCCAAACAAGGAACGCTAATCTGCGTAGATTCTTACCTTTGCTACTATAACGCTTTACGATGAAAAACTACAAAGACATTGACGGATGGTTTAACCACCAAGCAGCATACGACTTCCTACTCAAGCAAGTGCCGGAAGGCGGAACGTTCGTTGAACTCGGAGCGTGGCTCGGCAAGTCCTCTGCCTACCTATGCGACCAAGCAACACACCAAAAAATCACAATCATTGATTCATTCAAGGGAACGGCAGAGTACATTGACTCATACTACAAGCTCGCAAAGACCAAAGACATCTACAAGCTATTCTTGGAGAATATGGGTGAGCGTAATTACAATGTAATTAAAGCAACATCCAAAGCAGCAGCAAAGAAGTTCGCCAACGAATCCCTTGATGTGGTATTCATAGACCTTGACCACTCATACGAGGCCGTAAAGGAAGACATCAAGCTATGGCTGCCCAAAGTCAAAAAGGGAGGCTACATAGCAGGAGATGACTATCACGAAAATTGGCAAGGCGTAATCCAAGCAGTAGACGAGCTACTACCACACGCCACGTTCATTGATGATTGTTGGATTTACCAAAAGTGAAGAAACACACAAAGGTCTACCTTAAGGCAATGGGGTATGACACCACCGACTTTATTCCTTGCGAAATATGCGGAGCAAAAGCCGTAGACATCCACCACATTGAATCACGGGGTATGGGAGGGAGCAAAGATGCGGACACAATAGAAAACCTGATGGCGGTTTGCAGGCAATGCCACAACACATACGGTGACCTAAAGAACTATAAAGAAATGCTCAAAGAAATTCATTACCTTCGGATTAACAAATAAGGTTATTTAATTATGGAACGTATCAGTATTTCCAAAATCATCCCGAACCCTGCTAACCCACGCATCATCAAGGATGATAAGTTCAAGAAGCTCGTAAAGTCCATTGAGGAGTTTCCGCAGATGCTTGAGCTGCGCCCAATCGTGGTGGATAGCAATATGGTGGTCTTGGGCGGTAATATGCGCCTAAAGGCTTGCCTTGCTGCCGGGCTGAAAGAAGTGCCTGTTATCATTGCCGACCAACTGAACGAGCAACAAAAGGCGGAGTTCATCATCAAGGACAATGTAGGCTTCGGTGAATGGGATTGGGAAATCCTTGCCAACCAATGGGAAGCCGACTCACTCGTGGAATGGGGGCTTGACGTATGGCAGCCTGCGCAAGAACCGGACTACTCAATTCTTGATGAGGAGGACTTGTCAGACCAACTTGACGAGATGACAGGTGGGGTTCGTAAAGCTATTCAAATTGAGTTTGAAGCAGAGCATTATGATTCAGCTTTTGAATTGGTTAAGTTTTGGCGTGAGCGAGGTGCTTACGTTGGGGCTATGATTATGGAATACCTAAAGTCCGAGAAAGACAAGCTATGAAATTGCAACAAGGCGAAATAAAGGGAATCAAGTTCTATCATCGTGAGGGATATTCCGACCTCAAAACCTTCAATGAGGTTATCGGGAAAGAAACATACCTAAAAAAGGGTATGACCATCAACGCAGGTGAAAAGTGGATGGACTGCGGTGGCAACGTAGGTGCGTTCACTTTGCTTGCGGCTTCCAAAGGCGCAGAAGTAACGGTCTACGAACCCGACCCTTACAACTGCGAAATGATTGAGAAGAACTTGAAGCTGAATAGCCTCACTGCAACCATCAAGCAGGTAGCCCTTGTCCACAACGACAAAACCGAAGCGTACCTGTTCATCGGGAACAATAATAACGTATGGCGTAACTCCATCGTCAAGAAGTGGAACAATAAAGGCATCAAGGTCAAGTGCATAAACTTTGATGAGGAGGCAGCAGCATTTGATTGCTGCAAAATGGACATTGAAGGCGCAGAGATGCCCATACTTGAGAGCACCAACAAGGTCTTCAAGAAACTTGTCTACGAATGGAGCTTTGATATTGACCCGAGCTTACCACGCTTTTGGAATATCATAGAGCAGCAGTCCAAATCATACAAGTTAGCAGACATCGGAAACACAGGTTCGTTTAAGAGCCGTGACTATGACGTTTGGCAAAAATCTTGGTTTCCTGCTTGCACTAATATCTTTTGCTATGAAAAAAATTGAACTAATCCAATTAGAACACAACGTCAAGATTGGCGATAAGTGCGGGCAGATAACTCCAAACGTCACGGAGGACTGCATCTTCACCTATGAAGGCGTTCCGGTTGGCTTCTATATGCGTAGCTTAACTGAAAAGGGAAAGCAGCTCGCTCAAATTGCGAATACGGAACTACGAACCAAAAGAGTTCCCAAAAGCGAGATGCGCAGGTCAAGCGGACTTCACGACCAACACGGTGAAGTGAAGCAATACTCAACAATTATCGGAAGCATACCACCCAAGCCCCATATGCGCAGGCCATACCCAACCATTAGCAGCGTACACGGTGTGAAGTCAGCAAGCACCTTTATCAAGGCTATGCTAATGCTCTGCAAGGAATCTGAAGGCATCATACGGGACATTATGCCCGAGCAATACGAAGCCCAAAAGAAGCTGATTGAAAAGACCGACAAGAAATGGCGGTTCGGTGAATTGTTTACGAGCAGCATTTCAAACTACAACATCCCTGCACCATTCCACCGTGATGCAGCCAACATCATCGGGGCGGTGAACGTAATCATCACCAAACGTGAAAACAGCATCGGGGGCAACCTCAACATCCCCGACTACGGAGCAACGATTGACCAATGCGACAACTCCATCCTCGTGTACCCGGCTTGGCGAAATATGCACGGAGTAACGCCTATTGAACCAACGGCTGAAGGTGGGTATCGTAATTCGCTTGTATTCTACCCCTTAAAATCGTTTGAAAATGTCTAACAGAGTTGAACATACAAAAAGGGCGTTAATTGAAGCAATGGAGGCCTCGCTTGGTGTGGTGACTACCGCCTGCAAAAAGGTAGGCGTAAGCCGCACCACCTTTTACGAGTACTACAAAACGGATGAGGCGTTTAAGAAGGAGGTAGATGAGCTTGAGGCCGTTGCCCTTGACTTTGCAGAAAGCCAACTTCACGCACAAATAATGAAGGGCAGCACGGCTGCTACAATCTTCTACCTAAAGACCAAAGGCAAGAAACGAGGATATATTGAACGCCAAGAAATTGAAGCCGTAGGCGGCAAGATGTTCCAAATTGAGGTGCTTGGGGAAGATTCAGACCAATAAGGTATTCAACCACCTAAAGCGCAGCGACAAGAAGATAATCGTTGAGCAGGGCGGAACCCGAAGCGGAAAAACGTACAACATCCTGCTTTGGGTGATTTTCTATTATACCGACCAACATACGGACAAGACCATCACCATCTGCCGTAAGACATTCCCATCGCTTCGGGCTTCGGTAATGAGGGACTTCTTTGAAATCCTGCGTCAGCACGACCTGTACCGTGAGGAGTACCATAACAAGTCAAGCCACGAGTACTACCTCAACGGCAACTTGGTAGAGTTCATCAGCCTTGACCAACCGCAGAAGATACGAGGCCGTAAGCGTGACCTACTTTACATCAACGAGGCCAACGAGCTAACGTATGAGGATTGGCAGCAACTTATCCTGCGTACCGAAGGCAGGGCAATCCTTGACTACAACCCGTCAGATGCGTTCCATTGGATTTACGACAAGGTAGTACCACGTGAGGACTGCGACTTCTACCAAACAACGTACTTGGACAACCCGTTCCTTGACGCAGGCATCAAAGCAGAAATTGAACGCCTGAAGGAAACCGATGAGGACTATTGGCGCATCTACGGCTTGGGTGAGCGTGGTATGAGCCGTGCTACCATCTTCCAATTCGGGATGAATGAGATACCTGCTGATGCGACCCTGCTTGCCTACGGACTTGACTTCGGTTACACGAACGACCCGAGTTCGCTTGTTGCGGTGTACAAGTCGGGTGACAACCTGTATGCCGATGAACTCATCTACCAAACCGGGCTGACCAACCCCGACATCAGCAACAGGCTAAAAGACCTAAACCTTGACAGGCGCACGGAGGTATTTGCGGACTCTGCTGAACCCAAATCTATTGAGGAGCTGCATCGTATGGGTTGGAACATAAAACCCACGCAGAAGGGCGCAGATAGCGTTATAGTGGGCATTGATATGTTGAAGCGGCACAAGCTATTCATCACCCCACGAAGCAGCAACCTAATAAAGGAAATGCAGAACTACAAGTGGACTGAAGACAAGAACGGAAACCTGCTCAACAAGCCCATAGACGCATTCAACCACGCCATAGATGCAATGCGATACGCAACCTACAACAAGCTATCCAAGCCGAACTACGGCAGGTATGCTATACGCTAAATTCTAAAGGTTATTTTATTAGATGGAACTCAAAGTAACAGTACCCACCGACCTGTCAGAAATCACCCTTGACCAATACCAACGCTTTGCACGTTTGGAGGGTGACGAGGAGTTTCTTACGCATAAGATGCTTGAAATCTTTTGTGGGCTACCGCTTGCCGACCTACCTAACGTGCGAATCAAAGACGTGAGCCACGTTACCAAGCACATACAAGGGATGTTGGAGCAAAAGCCAAAGCTCGTACCTACGTTTACTTTGGGTGAACAGGAGTTCGGTTTCATTCCCGAATTGGATAATATCACCTACGGGGAGTTCGTTGACCTTGACACCTACCTGCAAGATGTGCAGTATATGCACAAGACGATGGCGGTGTTATACCGCCCGGTTACGCAGAAGGTAAAGAACCGCTACCTGATTGAGTCATACGAATCAGCAGGCAAATATGCCGACCTGATGAAACAGGCTCCGATGAACGTTGCGCTTGGTGCGGTGCTTTTTTTTTATCGTTTAGGGAACGAACTATTGGAGGCTACCCTGACCTATTTGGAGGAGAAGAAGATGGACTTGATGAGTACTCAAGACAAGGACAAT